TCATAACTGGCACTGGAACTATAGTTGGATTTGCAGAAGCAGTAGCGGTAAATAAAGATGTGCTATCAGATAAACTCGCTACCTTAGAATCAATAAGTTGAGGAGTAGTTATTGGAGTAGCAGCGTTGTAGTCTAATGGCAAGAATGCTTGATCATCTTTCTTCGTGGGTGGAGGGGTTGGCTTAGTTCCTGGTGCTGCCTGTCTTCGAGTTGGTTGAATATTTTCCTTTAGCATAAATCCAATTGGATCCACTGCTCCAGACATTTTATTAATATCACTATATCGTTCAAGGTGAAGGTGTGTGTAATTTTGACCTTGTGGTCCTGGATAGAAAACCAGTTTTCCAATTTCATCACCCTCCTTAACTTTATCACCTGGTTTTAATCCACCAGTAGGTGATAGGTGACCGTAGACATATCCAGATCCATCTTCATGTCTAATTTTAACAGCACCACCTGCTTTTCCATATCCAGTGCCATATGCTTCCATAACTGTACCATCTTGAATTGCCATAACTGGCGATCCTTCATCCATACCAAGATCCGCTCCCATATGAGTGTAACTACCACGGTTTTCACCAAAATTTGACGGTGCTCTATTTCCAAGTTGTCTATGCATGGTAGTTGTTGGTGGCGCTTGATTCTTTCTCCAAGGGAGAACTCTAGACATAACTCTATTCTTAGCACTTGTGCTCATATCGACATCATTCCAGTCCTGTCCCGCAAATGTATCTCGTGGACTTCCAGATGCATTTGGATCACGGAATGGATTGAACTTGCTAAGATCAAAGAAATCCATCATACCTTTAGCAAATTTTTCCCATCCATTTTGCTTATCATAATATTCAGATAGTCCTGCTGCTTGCAATTTACTATATTCAGATTTGTTGCGTTTTTGCGAATCTAGTATACCATCACCAAACATTGCAAAAGTTTTTCTGTCTAATGGGATAACTGCTTCTCTAGTTCCAGTTCTAGCATGTTTACCGTCGTTAACCATAACGAGTTGGTTATCCTGTGTTGGGATACCACCTCTTTCCATTGCTTGTACATCTCTCGCCATGAGAGCAGCGTCAAGACCAAAAGATGCAGCAGTTCCAACACCAGGAACTGTAGATGCTGCTCCAGATGCTAATTCTAATCCAGCACCAAGCAAGTCACCTTCCATTGCTCTTTGAGCAGCGAAAATTGCAGCAAGACCCAATCCAACAACTGGAATCTTCTTACCAAGCATCTTGAGACCGCCTTTTGCAAGTCCCTTTCCAACTGTTTTTACACCCAATTTAGATGCTTGCTTAGATCCTAGTTTACCTAAGACTCCTGCAGCACGACCACTCTTAAGACCTTTTAGTGCCTTATTAGCTCTCATTCCTGCCAATCTTCTTCTAGCGCCTGGCATTCTCTTGCCACCAACGCCTCTTCTCATGTATCGACCACCCATGAGATCTAATCCAGATCCTAAAAGGTTGGCACCAGCACCTAATAATCCACCACCAAGTCCACCAAAAAGTCCACCCAGTCCTTTGGATGCATTAAGTTTTCTATAAGCAAGACCTCGTGTTTCTGTGTCTATATCGCCAATTCTTGCCTTTTCAGCATCAGATTTAGCTCTTGCTGCTAATTTTTCTGCCTGATCTTGCTGATTTGCCGCAATTTGCTGCTGAGAGTCTGTTTGCGCTTCCGTAGCGGCAACCAGTCTCATTGTTACCATTGTTAGGCGATCGATTGCCTGAACAATTTCACCAGATCCACCACCTCCTCCAATATCAGAGAATGTGTCTAGTTGACCACCTACATCAGGTCTTCTAGCAAGTGCAGAAGTTGGTAAACTTAACCCATCATCACGTATTACTTCGGAACTGATTGGGCTAACATCAACTGTGGCATTAGATGCCATAAAATTATCATCATTTAGTCTCTTTCCACGGAAAGGACCAACGTTGGTCATGGAACCACCCACGACATCTGGATTTATTGCTTCATCTCTAGAAATTCTGTTTCCAGAATAAGCAGATCCCCTTAACGCTGCTGCTAAAGCGCCACCTGCTGCTCTTTTAGCTAAGGCTCCCCCTTTTTTACCTAAAGGAAGTGCAGTTTTAGGTCTTACTATTGGAGTTTCGCTATAACTATAGTCAAAACCACCACGGAATCTAGATGCCTGAGTTCCTGTCGGATCAATTCCTTTTGTTGGTGTTTTTGCAAATCTACCTCTAGTTCTTGCAAGTCTGTCACCACCAAAACTAGAACCTAATGCTCTTTGAAAGAAATAACCTCTTCCTACACCCGCTTCATCTAGAGATGTTCCTTCTGCCTCCGCTTTAGCTTCAGCATACCTACGTTCCTTTGCAGCAAGATCCGAGGATTTTTTAATCCTTCTTCCAATACCCTTAGCGATATCGCTAAGGATACTAGATTCTCCTCGTGCATCTTGATATGATAGGTATCCGTGTGCCATTATTGTCGTTTAGCAGCTGCTTCTTGTTCTTTCTTAAGTTTGTCAAGATATTGAAGCAACAGACTTGTATAAACCTGCCGCTCCCATGGCATCATATTCTCAATTTCACTCAAGCTATATTTATGGTGCTGCATGAGAGCGAAGTTAGTTTTATAGTACCCCTCCAGTGTATTATGGAAGAGTGCTATCCGAAAAAACTTGCTAGACCAGTAATGACATATTCAGATGGAACTCCAGTATTTGGGTTTTGAACCGTAAACTTGTGTTCTAATCTTGGACTCTCTTCAAAGAATTTTTGAACTAGTTCAAATTGCTTATTTGTTAATCCTTCAATAAATTCAATAAATTCTTTTTTGGATGTCGTAGAACTGTCATATACGTCTTCGCCATCAAAAATCTGATCGATGCAATTTGCAATAATATCAACAACTTCCTCAGTATCAGGAGATTTACCGATAATCGATCCAGTAATAAATTCTGACCAAGATGGATATTTCATGATTATTCCCATAGTGTCAGTTAACATAATTTTGGGATCAGATGACTCTGGTCGGAAAACTTCAACTTCTGTAAGATTCAGTCTATATGTTACTTTTGTCTCATTGTCATCTTTACAGATAACTTGCATATCTACAATTTCGCCAACAGAAACTGCACGAATCTGAAGGAAAATATATTCCAAATCGAAGAAAGGAAGATCTTCGATTTTGATACGCGATTGAATACAGTTTTTTAGTAATTGCTTTACAGCATCTTCAATCGCTTTTTCGTCATTTGCCTCCATTGCCAAAAGAAGCAATTTTTCTTCTTTTACGACAAATGGGCGATATTTAATTTTTTTGCCATTAGATGGAATTTCCAACTCATAAGTTGGAAGAGCAACCTGTGGTAATGCCATTATGTTTAGACCAGATCATATGTATATTTAGCGCGACTTTTAGAACCAAAAATTAGCGGAAAAAATTTTCCCAGTTTTATGGAATCGAAAAGTTGATTTTGTTATGCAATATCAGATAAAACTCGATTGCCTTCGCCACCACCAGTTGTTCCACTGTATGGTCTGTATAAATCTAAAAGACCAGTCTGTTTCTGTGCGAGTTTAAGTTCCTCATCAGTAATACCAGAAACAACCTGATACTTCATTCTTTCTAGTTGTTCTTCAGTGTAAGCAGCGTTAACATCACCCTTCACTGCAGTAATATCTTTATTAATAGTATAGTGTCTATTGTATGATAATTGTACTGTTAGTTGAGTAATTTGACTTGCACCAAATTGCAATGGAACAGCATCAATTGCATATGGGTATACATTTTCCAAAACATATGTTATTGGATCTCTCTGCACTGGACTGTTGGGACCAGTTTCTGTTTTTTGAATCAACATAGTAGCATTATAACTATCTTTGTATGAAAGTCTAATAGGTCTCTGTTCTTTGTTACTGCCAACGGAAGTACCAGGAGATTCATTAAAGATGGCATCATGCCAACCGTTAAAGAATTTCAAAAGATTTAAGTTTGCATCCAGAGCAAATCCCAACTGAACTTCAGTGAAGACTCTAGCAACTGGATATTTAATTTGACCCATACCTTGATACATTCCAGTATGAGATCCCTCTAAGGTATTGATGTTAGGAAGTTGTGCTTCTTGGCAATAAAATTCTAATAATTTATTGAGATCATCGTCAGCTCCAATTCCTGTTTTAGGAACGATGGAAACTATAAAGTTATTACTGAATGACATGCCTCCACGGCGAGTCATGTCAGAAAGAAAACGATTGATAGACACACTAAATACCTATGTTGGTCCAACTATATTTATGGCGTACTCTGGATTCTACAAACCTAGAAATCCTCAGAAGTACCGTGGCAACCCATTGAACATCGTTTATAGATCGTTATGGGAACGAAAGTTCATGGTGTTCTGTGACAATAATCCAAACATTATACAATGGGGAAGCGAAGAGGTAATTATTCCTTATCGTGCTCCTGATGGCAAAGTGAGACGTTACTTTCCAGACTTTTACATTAAAGTAAAAGAAAAGAGTGGTAAGTTAACAAAATATATTATTGAAATCAAACCCAAAAAACAAACACAACCACCGAATGACAAAAATAAAAAGACTGCCGCATATCGTAATGCTGCTCTGACATACGCAAAGAACCAATCAAAGTGGTCCGCTGCGCGTGAGTATTGTGAAGACAGGCAGATGAACTTCTTAATACTCACCGAAGATCACTTAGGAGTCTAACAATGGCAACAGGATTCGCCTCAATCCAGCGCAATGCTGTAAACAAAGATCCAGGATATAAAACACTCTTTGAAAGAGTGAGTGCTGCTACTAAAGGAGAAAAGAAATCTCTCAGTTGGTATAGATCAGCAGTAAAAGCAGAAGCAAGCAGATACAAAAAGAACTTTTCAAAATATATCAAAGACGAAAAGAAAGATAGTGCTGGTGCTACCAAAGAACAAGACTTGAATCAACTGCGTAAGTATACTGTAGCAGGTAAGTTATTCATGTTCGAGTACAAGGCAAAAATGAGATGGTTGCCTTACTATGACAGATTTCCTCTAGTATATGTTTTAAAATCAAATCGCAATGAGTTTTGGGGTGTTAACTTACACTACCTCTCACCAAAGAAGAGAATTATTGCAACAAAGAAACTCCTGCAAGGAAGAGTTGACTTTCCTAAGGCATGTTTCCATAAATATCTACACGCTCATGTTAATGATGGATTATATATTGATCTTGCTTCTGTGGAATGGGACACTGCTATCTTAATTCCAACTGAAGATTTTGTCAAAGATCTCAATGGTATAGTTTTCCCCGTTGATAAACAAATTGTCTGGGAAGATGTTGATGAAACTTATTATGACAAAATCAAAGGACAGAGAAGTTTAAAGGAATCCAAGGAGACAATTAAGTAATGGCAGCACCACAACGTGTAGCAAAAGATTATCAAAAATCAGGTATTTACACGAAAGGTCCCGATGGTAATTTTTACACAGTCAACTATAAAAAAGACGAAGGACCAGATAATGGATACTACTGGGTGCAAGCTCCAGAAGGATGGGGTCCTGGAAGTGGAAACACAGAGATAACTTGGGCACAAGCTGCTCCAGAAAGTCAGGGTGGAATAGACGCTCAAGGTAAACCCATACCACTAAAAGCTACTACATTTCCAGTAGTCAATCCAGATTCTTCTCTGAGGTATCCAATGGATGCCATCTATGCAGATTCTGACTACGTTACTTTTTCTTTTTATGAATACCAACCACCG